GACCAGTGAAGTGATAGTCTTCTGCCACGATTTGTCCGTTTCCATCATATATAACAATCGGCAATACTTGTTGCCAGTATTCGGGCTCATAATAAAGATCATAGTCGTAAGATAATGTAAACTCCGATAGTGTTAGTATAGTTCCTGATTCATCACCAATAATCGTATCGCCAGGTTCAAATACACCTTTAATATCATAAAGAACTACTAGCCCTGTATCAGGATAATAGTTCTTCAGTCTTGCCATAGAGTTGCCTGATCTTACGATCTCATTAAAGTTCCAACTCATCTGCCACCACCCGCAGCTCCACCATATACAAGAACATTATATGAGTGCCCTAACGGATTAGTAGAACCTGCTGGATGTTCGATATAACAAAATTGTTTATCACTACCTGCTGTATCGCCCATAGCGCATATAACTTTCTTGCCGCCTATTTCTACACACATAGATCCATATACAGCAGATAAAGCACCTCCATCACAATGATTGTCTCTATCGCCTTCTACGGCCCACAACAATCCATCAACAAGGACTGCATTCTGTCCTGTTACTTTTGTTTCGGCACCGCAAAATCTTACGTCTGTATCTCTGTGTGCACCTGGCACTATGCTACCTTTCTTGGTCTTCCTCTACCGCGCTTGACTTCTGGTTGAACTCCTTCGTTAAGAACAATTGGTTCATACTTTATGTCTTCTGGTGCAAATACAGCAACGCCAGTTGAGCCAAGACCACCGATTCGATCAGTCTTTTGCGTTGGCGCTTCCATAATTTCCCAAAGCACATATTCTTCCTTCTTTACAAGCTCGGCCTGTGCAATTCTATCACCATTATTTATTGTCTGATCCACTTCGGAACGATTGGTAAGTAGAACAAAAGTTTCTTGAATATAGTCCGAATCGATTACAGCCTCAAGATTAGCAAGAATAAGACCCTGCTTGTAAGATAGCCCAGAGCGCGGATGAATACGAACTGAGTATCCTTCTGGAATATCAAAGATCAATCCGGTAGGAACAAGGATACGATCACCTGGCATAATACGAATTGCACCAACATTGCTCAATGGCCTTGTGAATGGCGCATTGAATGAGTTGTATCCACTATATGTTGCTTTACCTTCAGCCTGAAACGATAAGTCAAAACAAGCCGCTTGCTTGGTACCAAATTTCGGCAATACGATATTTGGATTTGTCTTGTAAATGTTCAATCTGTTCATGATATACTCCGTTGTCAATTGTTATTCTTCCCTGCGCTTTTTACCTATGTTATATTTAGCAACAAGGTTCCAATCGCTCTTCTCTTTGTGAGAAATGATCTTGATCTGGGACAGTGGAGCTACAGGCGCTGCACTTTTATCTTCGTCTACCAAACTTATCAACTCCCATTCGTGGAGCAGGTTGGCAATAGTATTAAGACGGGCGCGGTCATCTTCTATGAAGTCTGACTGCTTCCCGTCTAATAAAAATAATTGCTTAAAATGAACGATGTAATATCTGCCCTGTTTGTGTAGTATGTGGCAAGACTGATATAGTGTTTTATCTTTTTTAGAGGCTACTCCAATGCGTGATAAAGTTTCACGAACTTTTAAAAAGTTGTCTGGACTAGGTAATGTTACCTCCACTAGTTCGTTTATGTCTAACATTCAAACCACCTTTATTTAAACTCTTTTTTATCTCTTCAATTTGCGCGGTAGACAATAATGAAAGGGCGTCCTTAGCCTTCTCGTTGGAATAGTTATAATACTCTTTAACAGCATCCAAATTCTCTATAGTATCACGCTTCTGCCATTTCTGGAAAGGCCTTTTATACGCCCGTACAGTATTTAGCAGATAGTGATATTGTAGGAGATTGTCGGTTGATGGGTTCATATTCATCTCATTTGCGGCCATTACCATGTCCAGGTGGAAAGATATGGAACGGTTAACGACGAACGGGACATAGTCCCGTTCGTTCTCAGAGGTGATAACTACCTTCTTAGTCTGTTGGATAGAAGGTATAATGTCTTTGAAAAGGTCAGTCATCACATATCCTTTTTAGAGAGAACGTCATTGTTGTTGTCAATCCAGTCTATAATTGGATTACCGTCGTATTCCTTTTCAAAGATATACCAAGCATATACCATCATTCCAGTATTATACTTACCGTCTTCTCTGAGTTTTTCGCCCAACATAGGATATCGCGTAAACACGTATACCTTTTTTAGAGGATAATCTGTATCTGTATATATCATATCATATCTCTTTTTACCATGCAAGTATGATAGCGGTAGAAGGAGAGCAAACTTATTCTTTGCTAATTTTTTAGATTGCTGTAAAAATTCAAATGCTAAAGAGAAAGGAGGATTTGTAATGATATAATCGTATTGTTTAGTATCTTTGAGGAAGTTTACTTCGGCATCATAAGCTACTATATTATTTGACTGCCATTTTTCCTTTAGAACACAAACTATTGCGCCATCGCCACAAGCTGGTTCACACACAATCTTGCTGAAATCAAAATTTTCCACATTCAACAAATGTCTTGTTAAGGAATATGGAGTTTCATAAAAATCGGACTTTTTGCGTTTTCCAGTATTGTTCGTGCTAAAGTTCTTTCCCTTTTTCTTTGTCATACGTTTTTTAACTCCTTAAAAGATTTCTGGGCAACCTTAAGCATGATATTATATATTTCATCTTTTGTAAAAGAGTTTGCTCTAACAAAAAGATTAACGATCTTATGTTTTGTTCCTGTATAGATTTTATTTCTTGGAAGATATTCGGTCATAGCATCAAGTCTATCATTAATAGAAGAGCCATCTTCAAAGTCGCAACCATATGCGAAGATAACATAAGGAAAAACAGGTAAGTTTTTGCAGTACAATTCTAACTCTTTATAGTTCTTATACGCTCTTTCAATCGCATTGCCTTTGCCTTGTTTTGCTTTACCTTCAGTGGCACGTATATCATTCGTACCTTGTTTTTTTGCTTCAGTAATTAAAACAGGATACTTTTTATTATTTTTTACGTAATAGATGATACCGCCATCAGGTTTCACGAAAGAATCTCTACCTTGACTCTTATAATTCTTGAATCCAAGAGACTGTGCAATATCTTTCTTAGAAAGCTTTGTCTCAAGAATAAAACAATCATTATACTTTTTATTTAATTCATGAAGTACTTCATATGCAGTATCTAAAACATTCGTCTCATGACACTTTGCCGCATCATTAAACATTGATCTTCCACCGCCAAATTGTTCCTGAGTTTTTCTCAATTTATTAGACTTAGACATATTCACAATCCACCATTAATTCAGTTAAACATGCGACTAGATTGATTTCTTGATCGGCTACAAACGCAGCTTGATACTGGTACTTTGAGATGATTACCACGGCCTGAGGAATGGCCTCTGGCTTGAAGTACTCGTACAAACTATCATAGACCTTGCGATAGATACGTGCAGGCTCAATATCAGAATTGGCTACACACCACTTTCGCATATCACCAAAGTTCTTCTCCTTTAGAAACTTAACCAGCTCGGAAATTTTGCGAACATCTGAGAGTTGTGCAACGATGCCTGCATCCAAAGTGCCAGAAGAACTATACCGCTGTAGCTCATTAAGAGTACGGCGATAGTCAGGGAAGTACTTTTCGATAATCTTCGCAAGAACCGCCTTATCATAAGTAATACCTTCCAGTGTTAGTACATTTTCCATGCGCTTCATCAACTGCATGGCCATCTTAGACTTCTCATCATTCTTCAATGCAAAGTCAATGACAGAGCAACGAGAGTGAAGAGCATCAATCAACTTGGACTTGAAGTTACAAGTAAAGATGAATGTACAGTTAGCAGAAAACTCTTCGATAGCACCACGCATTGCGGCTTGGGCATCTGGAGTCATATAGTCAGCCTCATCTAGGATGATAACCTTTTTACCACCAGTCAGAGACACAGTGGATGCATAACCACGAATGGTAGTTCGCAGCATATCAATACCACGATTTTCAGAGGCATTGATATACAGATGATTGATACCAATCTCATCACACATGGCTTTCGCTACGGTTGTCTTACCAACACCAGCAGAACCAGTCAACATAAGATTTGGAATCTCTTGCTTCTCTACATATTCCTGAAATGGCTTCTTCAAACGATCAGGAAGAATACAATCAGCAATAGTCTTCGGGCGGTACTTCTCGACCCACAGGAAGGATTCGTTCGTCAATTTCATTCACCATTTTTTGAATTAGGAGTTTTGCACCTTCACCGCCAAGCTGCTGAACATAGATCATCTTGGCGGTAACCATCATGTTGGAAGCCAACATTAGCAAGTCTTCAACATTATCGCACATCATGATCTGCCTGTCAATAGGCTTCATGAGTTCGTCCATTCGTGCTATTACATCTTTGGTCATTACTTCATCACGGCGTCATAGAATTCTTCGAACTGACGGTTCTCTTCCTGCTCTTCTGCATAGTTGGACTTGTAGTAGACCTTGGCCATACGGCGAATGATCTTCTTATCTACACCAGTCTTATCGAATACGCTTTCTAATGCGCTCTTCTGGAAGTCGCGCTCAGAAGCTACCCGCGTCATGCTATCGTTCATTTCACGAATAGCATTCTTCAAGTCTGTCTTCTGAGTTTCCGTGAGAGAATTGATACTCACGAAAGGCTTATTGTGTCCGATACCAGCCATATTACTTTGTCTCCAATGCGATGAAATACTTGATCTTGTCCTTGAATACGCCACTTGTAGCAGTAAACTTGGCAAAAGCACCAAGCTGGATTTCTACATCATAGTCACCAGGAACAAGCTTGATGTTCTCTACCTTGAACGATGCAATGAAATCAGCACCCTTATAATCATTCAACTTGAATGAAGCAGAGTTTGAAGTATCATTTGCTTTCTCATGTGTCTGCAAGCGGATCTCTCCATTCTTACCAACAACTGAAAGATGGGTAAGATTGTTCATTGAAGCCAGACGAAGAAGCTTTGATAGAATAGCATTCGTCAAAGCGAAGCTAACATCAGTTTGCTTCAACTTCAATTCCTTATCAGGAGGAGAAACGATAAGGTTAGGCGAACATGAATAATAGTTGAAAGCAATATCGCCATCATTCATCATAACAGCATTTTCAGTAAAGCTAAGATCAGGATTTCCAAGAGTAGAAACATTACCTAGGAACTGATTTAGATCATAGATGCCGAACTGCCCAGGAATAGCGTCTTCGATTTCGACTTCAACAAGAATGGACTTCTCAGGGGAAATAGTCTTCTGGACATTTCCCTTCTGTAAGACAAGCCCGGAATTGATTGCAGAAAAGTTCTTCAATACACTTAGGGTGTTTTCACTAATCTTCATAATATAATCTCCAAGTTATTTCAATTTAGGCTGCTAGTATAGCAGGGTTTTTCGGGCCTGTAAAGACCTTTATCATGTGACCGATATCAGCTTCAAGCATGGAAATGCTTCCATTATTATCAAGTTGATAATCCATAATCTCACCTGCCCATGCCCATTCCGAATAATGGACCTTATACTGATCTATTATTGCATCTACGGCAGCCGACTTGCGAGAAATCTGTTCGTGAGTGTCAGCCTTCTTGTTAGCAATGATAGCAGTATCATACCAATCAGGGTCGGGTCCGCGCGTAACACGAACAGCGAAGCCGCCCTTGCTACGCATCCATTCAATCTCATTTGGGAAACGAACATCTGCGATTACAACATTCTGGTACATTTCCATCTTACGCTCAAGAGCATATACCCAAACATCTTTATGGAATACATCACGCCCAGCTTCCGTTCCCATCAACTGTAGAGCAAGACGAGGAGTAATATCTTTGCCAGTCTTCTGAGACCACCATTCGTCTTTTGTCTCACGGAAAATTCTACTCTCTTCCGTATCACCTTCAAGGAGAGACCGCTGCCATCCGAAGATGGCAGCAGTGGCGTCCTTAACAGCATCCGCAAACGAAAGCTTCACGAAGCCGTGTTTCTCAACTAGAACATCAGCAGCAGTTCCTTTACCTGAACCGATGAATCCTACAACACCAATTATCATTTATAGATTTCCTGTATGATTAGCGATTGATTGCATATTACCTGTGAAAGCATAAGAGCCGACATGCTGTGTCTTCATCCAAGGGCATAACCAAATCTGACCGCCCATCTTTCTCCAATACTGACAGAACATATAATCTTCCGAGAGATAGCGGTGAGAGGCTGTCTTCTCTGCTTCCATAAACTTACTGGCAGCTTCACTTACATCTTCACCATTTGATGCTTTCAATACGAGAGAATAAAGATCATCATAAGTATAACCATTATCCATAACAGTATCAAAGTATGCGTGAATGTATCGTGTGCCATCAAAGTTTGCTTGACCAATATGATCAGGCTTATAGTTCTGCTTAGGATAGGCTTCTCTAAACTTATCAAAAACTTCTCGCTTGACCATCATGTAGCCAGTGCCAAGTTCAAGAACCTCAAGAGGCTCTCTTACATTGAACTGCTTTGTTCCAGGAACAGGATTGAAAACATAATCACCAACAAGATTATCAAGTTCTGCTGGATTAATTGTGGGATTCTTTGCCATAGCTGTTGCTATGTTCTTCCAGTTAATAGCCTTCTTTGGATAAGGAGCACCAATAACGTCCTTATCTAAGGCCAACATCGCAAGAACGTCTTGCGGTTCGAAATGAATATCAGAGTCGATAAAGAGTAAGTGTGTATAACCAGAACGCAAGAATTCATCTACGAGATAATTTCTTGCGCGAGTAATCAGGGATTCGTTAAACAGAAATGAGAACCGATTCTCTATTCCATATTGGAAACAAATAGCTTGAAGGTCTAGACAAGCCTTCATATAAAGACCGTGATTAACGCCGCCGTACATTGGTGTGGCAATGAACAGTTTTGCCTTTCTTAGGTCTTCAACTTTGATTGATAATTCCATGCGGGTACTCCATAATAAAAAGGGATGCTACGCTTATATATAGCATCCCTTTTTGAACATGTCAATAAAAATTAGGCAGCAAAACGATAAAACATCTTGCGCTTACCGTTAACAGTACGGTAGTTGCTATAGATGGTCTTGCCTTCAAGGGTGCGTAGGTCATACACACGCTTGGAAACGCTGGTCTTCGGAACACCAGTCAGACGGGCAATCTGGGCAACAGTGATGCCAGCACCCTTGGTGTTCTGACGGAGAACCTTAGCGACCTTAGACAGTTGAGACATTCAATAACTCCATAATAAAATAACCGCTTTGTTGGAACAGATACTATGGCGCGGTTGTCTACCATAGTATCTGCTATTATACACTAGGCTATGCCCAATGTCAATTAGAAAGCGATTTCATCCTCATTCGTAGCCTTCACTTCTTCCTTGACCTCAGCCTTCGGAAGAACCTTTTCGTCCAGCTTGGCGTAGAGGTCAAAGAAGCCAGTCTTGGTATCCACATCAAAGCGATTGAGACAGAGTTTGATTGCCTTCTCACGATCCTGACCGAAGATGGCGTAGGCTTCGCATATATGAACCAGTCGGCGAGTGGAGATGATATCGGAGACCGCACCATCGTAGAACGCCTTACGGATCATGTCAGCCCAGTTGACCAACTTGTCAGCAAAGTCCTTGTCCTCAATGCCAGAGGTCTTCAGGACATTGTTGAGGATCTTGGCCTCAGTCTTGGTCGAGGGATATTCCTGCTCAAAGGTGATGCTGAAACGCTCAAGGAAGGCTTCGTTCATCACGTTGGTACCGATGAAGCGACCGTCGTCCGAACCCTTACCCTTGGTGTTAGCCGTAGCAAGGATGTTGAAGCCCGGAGCCGGAGTGACCACACGGTTGATCTTCTTGAGGTAAACGGGCTTACCTTCGAGAATCGGCTGGAGACACATGAGCTTGGCATCACCAAGATCCACTTCGTCCAGAAGCAGGATGGCACCACGTTCCATGGCCACGATAACCGGGCCGTTCTGCCAGACAGTCTTACCGTCCGAGAGACGGAAGCCACCGATGAGATCATCCTCATCAGTTTCCTTGGTGATGTTGGCGCGAACAAGCTCACGACCTTCCTGAGCGCAAATCTGCTCAATCATCATGGTCTTACCGTTACCAGACAGACCGGTGATGTAAGTCGGATAAAACTTACCAGACTTGACAATCATTCGAACGTCCGGGAAGTGACCGAAGGGAACATAACCAGATGCCTTAGTCGGCACCAGATCAATACCACGATTCTCTACCGCGTGAAGCGGAACAACCGCAGCCGCTGCCATCTGCATTTCGGAGGCGTTAGCCACCTCGTCCATCGCAACAACGGGAACGCTTGAAGCGATATCGGCAGTCTTGGAAGACTTTACAGCCACAGCCGGAACATCGGTAAGCGAATACATTCCACGACCGACGCGCACGGCGTCATTCTTGGTCAGCCAAAGCGGATCCTTCAGCTTGTACTTCTTCATAATGTGGACGACTTCCGCGCGGGAAATCGTATTGACCTTACCAAGTTCCTTAGCAACAGCGGCGAGGAACGGGGTCTTATCAACAGGGCGCTTAGCCATTAGGTATTTTCCTTTGTGTGTGTTTCGATTATGTGTATATTATAGACTAGGAAGAGGTGATTGTCAAGCGGCAATTCGCTTGACAACCTGAGTGAGTAGAACTCGGGAAATTGACTTCTTTTCCGAGAACTTAATGAACGCCGAGGCAAGACCACGGCGAGTGGCATCCTTAGCAACCACAAGATTTCCACTGGAAACGTTGAAGGTCAAGGCGTTAATGATATAGTATTCATCATAACCAGCGGAAGTCACACCGAAGAAGCCGTTGTCTTTCCAGCAAGTGGCAGCCTTACCACGGTGAGCAGCATTTCCATAACCATGGTAGCGGTCATAAACACGCTTGAAGCCGTTGGAGTTAATGAAGAAGCCAATCAGATTACAATCAGTCCGATCCTTCAGGATCTTAAGAAGGACAGGAGTGATGTTATCATTCCGAAACGCATGACTAGAATACTTTACAGCCGGAAGGTCATAAGTCTTCTTGGTGATATCGTCCTGAATGATAATCTTACGCGGCTTCCAGCCGATGTTCACACCGTTGATTGAACCAGACATAGGATCGGAATCACCATCAGTAATGAATACCGTATTGACAATCTGTACCTTGGACTTGGCCTTGAAACGATTGACAATTTCCGAAGCAGCCACAATACAAGGATTGAGCGGCGTGGAAGTCAAGTCATCACAAGCCAGACCACCATGTCGGGAAGACATAATAAACAGATGGTACATTGCGTCATTCAGTTCCTGAATTTTCATTCGGGATGAAAGCAAGTTTCGGGCAACAAAACTATCAACACAAATTTCGTTGGTATTCTTAGTGAAGCCAGCCGACAACCGAGTCCGTTCATTGTCGCTATAAGAGACACAACGGAAAGCGTAGACCTCGAACGGGATCTGGACTCGCTTACAGAACATTACCAGTGAAAGCAACTGTCGGACAGTCTTCCGCAGATTTGTATCCATAGAGCTTGACCAGTCAACAAACATGACAAAGCCGTGGTTCTTGCCGCTTGCTACCGTAGTGATACGACGGAACAGATCATCATTATACCGATAAGAGTGGAGCTTGTTAGTGTCAAGCATACCAGTCTTGGCGGTGCTGGTGCGGGAATATTCGTCTGCGGACTTACGCATTTCGAATTCCTTGACCATGAATGAAATGGCCGAGTTTTCGCTGGACTTGAACTGATTGAGTTCCTTGCGAACGGCAAGAAGCCAATCCGGATCAAACCTACGGCGAGCCAGTTCTGCCCGCTGATCATCAAGCACGACCTTGAAGTCATGAACCGTACGGTCATAATCTGCAATCTTCGGAAGCTTGGCATAGACGTAATCATATTCCGAATCGATAACCAGGTCATTCTGCTTTTCCTGCCAAGCCTTTTCAGTCTCGGACTCGGGAACATCATCACCGTTGGTAGCAGTACCAGCGTCGGACTCGGCGTCTTCCTTCTCACCGTCTTCGGTAGAAGCGGAACCGTTACGCTCGTCCTCGTCCTCATCGCCATCCTCGTCGCCGTCTCCATCATCATCCTGAGACATAGACTGGCTGGACTGCGAAGGATCGGACTCGGCGTCTTCATCATCGCCGAACTCGAATTCATCACCATCTTCACCGTCTTCGGAATCATCACCGAAGCCAGTCTTGGCTTTCATCATGTCCGGGCCGTTTTCTTCTTCCTGCTGATTTTCCATCTGCTGCTTAGACCAGCGATAGATTTCCTCAGTAAGAGCCAGAACCTCTTCAAAGGTCTCGGCCGCTTCAACCTTACGGAGCATTACCTTCTCTTCAGGAGAGAAGTTGATACCGAGCATAACGCCACCCTTACAGTAAATGTTGAGGCGGTCGATAAAGGACATAGAGTTAACGTCCTTAGTTGCGGTACCGAAAAAGTCCTTTTCGATTAGTTCGGCATAGCCCTTGATGTAGTTCCGACGAGCCCCAGGGAAGCGGCGCTTCTGGCGCTTGTCAATACGGGCGTCTTCAATGACATTTACAAAGCCCTTGATAGCACCCAGAGCACGATTGGAAGTCTCTCCAAGACGGGCTGCGATAGCCTTGAGGTTCTCTACAAAGTCTTCACCAGGCGTGTCGAGAGCATGGCCAACCTCATGGACGACCAGCATATCGTAAAGATCATCCGACATCTCACGCCAGACAGGGAGCATCAGGACGCGGTTCTTAACGTCGAACCAAGCGGTCTTGGCCGATGCAGAATGTTGCACCGTAATGTTTTCCGTAGCCAGCAACTTGGCTAGCTGGGACTTAGCGTTATGGTTGTGAGTAATTTCCATTATGTCCTCTTGATTATGGACTTATCTTAAACGAATATGGGTCGATTGTCAATCATAAGATTGATTGGACGGTCGATCTGGAAAAAGACGCGGGAACATCTTATGAATGCGAATCTGCAACTTAAGAGCAAGTATCGGCGGAATAAACGTGCGATACATGGTGCTATAAGCAAGGTAGTCTTCAAGTTTCAGGATCAATATCATCATGTACTATATATGGGGATGACAAGTCGGTTTTACAAGTGGTCAAAATGCATACCAGCCATGCGATGGACACATGGCTGGTGGCTAAGTCATTGATTTTATTGGGTTCGGCTAAGTCTTTGATATCTTTTTGAGAACCATACCGTAGTTATTGACCTTAGGTAACTTTGAAAGATCAACACCAGGTTTCAATCTCAACCGATTATCTTCTGGACCCAAACCGAGATTTCGACGGATCTGTAACTGTTCTGGATTCAGTTCCCGCTCTGGCTTTTGGAACGGAAGATAATCAACATGGTGATGCCAGCGTCCATATTTCCAAACAAGTTTAGCAACATCGGGATGCATATCGACCAGCATCTGCGATTTGTTCACAGTGCCAGTTGCGTTCATTTGACCTTCACGCCACTTGCTTCTGTCTAGTTCACCTTCCGCGTGATAGAACTCAGCAGTATTACCACCCTTCACAGTTTGAGTGGCAGACTTGCCTTGCAGAAAGGCATTAAACTGAATAGTACAGTCACCATCTTTTAGAACTCTTAGACAAATATCAGTGTCTTCATTATATCTGCCGCGCCAACGATGTTTGCAATCGTTAGAGATGAGTAGAGTGGAATAGATACGAGTGTTTGGCGTGAATGGATAGTATGACTGATTTGGCGCAATGAAGAACCGATACTGAAAGCCTGAGATAGGAACATTCTCAAAGCGATCAACAAAGTCTTCTGCGGCCTTGAAGATTACACCAGATTCCACACGAATGCGTTGGTTCTTATGTAGACGGTAGAAATCTGAAATGTTATCATCACATACCCAGTGCTTCTCAGCACCTATTGAGATTGAATGATCCCAACACCAGTTTCTAGCGCGACCGGGTCCATCGCCATGATTACTGAAAGGAGCAACAAGCAGAGTAACGTAATCCCGAATATTAAACGTATCAAGAGCAGTGTCATATAACTTTTCATCCTGTGGCTCAATTGCTATGTAATGTGGAATCTTCATACGCGCGAGTGAGCGCGAGGTAAACATGCTTTCATGTCTACCTTTTGATATGATATAAACTGGATGAGCTGGATTCGTCATTCTTCAAACCAACGCTTGAGTGAGTTTTCATCCTTATCAAGATGCGGATACCACATACTCTTAGTCTTAGGTGTGATATTCTGTTCCTCATCCAGGTTCTTATACTTTGATACGAATTGATCAAAGTCTTCCTTGTTACGGAAGTGAACATAGATTGTCTTGAACGGAGGATTATCCTTCTGTTCAAACTCAGGCATTCCTACCCAAAGCTTTTCACGCTCACCTTCCTCAGTCTCTTCAATATCAAAGAGTGCTGCTGGTTTAGCAACTTCTTCCTTCTTACCAAGGAAGTTATCGTATTCTGCTGTTTCTTTCACTGTCATTATACTAACCTGCTAAAGTTTTTGATTTTCTCGAATCGGTAAGTCTTGTCGAACTTATCGGCAATTGCATCAGTCTTGTGCGATATTATAAACGTATTTGTATCATCTGTCAAGGTCTGAATTATCTTTAGGAATTCATCAGTGCCATTGGCATCAAGACTTCCATCTAAGATTTCATCCAGTATCAACAGATTCGTATTGACGGAATTTTTCATCTTGGCAATTGTACGCCAAGTAAACATTAGCGCCAAATCAATACGTGTCTTCTCACCTTCCGAGAAGTTCGCATAGGAAAACTCATCACGATATCTGGACTTGATCACTTCATTGAAGTTTTCGTCAATGTTAAAGTTTACAAAGAATCCCATCTGAGCGAGGTATTTATTAACGAGCTTATTGATGATTGGAATGTATTGCTTGATAATCTTGGTCTTGATACCACCATCTTTCAATAGCGCCAGTGCAGTCTCAATGTACTTACGATCTTCCAACCAATCAGACTGGATAGACTGTAGGACATGTATTTCCGTGTCTACAGTTTCCAAGTCCTGTTCTGCATCTTGAACAAGCTTGTCAGCCGTATTAATTTTTTCAATAGCATCATCGGTATCATTAATGACTGATACCAAGTGCATCATCGTCTGTTTCTTGGCCGAGATATCAGCGGTAATACCTTGAATACGTTTTACCTTCTTTTCTTTTTCATTAATAGTTTCCAGCAATCTATTCGAACTACCTTCTAATGTAGTTGCGTGAATACAAAGTTTGCCAATTTCATTAGCAAGGTGTAATACACGCCTTGATTTAAAACTTTCTTCGATGTGTTGTTTACAAGTTGGGCATTCGTCAGTTGCCTTTAGCATATCCTTTTCAGTATCAAGTCTCTTGGCTTCGGTATCAGCCTGAGTATAAAGTTTGATGGCATCATGGAACTGTTTCTTGATATTGTCCAGATCATTCACATCTGCCTGTAAAGCCTTGCGCTCTTCTACAAGTTTTTCCACTTCCAAAAGCAGATTACGCTTCTGGTTGTTATAATCTTTCAGTTGTTCCTCAAGTTCATCCAATCTGTCTTTGCTATTCTTCTTGAGTCCAGAAAGTGTCTTTTCGATGAAAGACTTGCGATCCTTCTTGGAAGAAAGTTCGATACGGTTCTTCTCAAGGCCCTGCTTGTTTTCCAAAGCTCGTTGCTTCATCAGTACATTCATTACCGAGAAGATTTGAATGTCTAACAGACCTTCGATGATAGCACGACGATCAGCAGGGGATAACTGCATGAAAGGAACAAAAGAAGCAGAACCAAGAATGACAATCTGTGTGAAGGCTTTGTAGTTCATTTTGAGGATGAACTTCTCAAGGTACTCTTGATAGTCGCGCGAGGCCGAGTCCTGATTGATCATCGTACCATCTACCCAAATCTCAAAGATGTTGGGCTTGATACCACGAATGATTCGATACTCTTTACCGTTTGTATTGAAATCAATCTCCACAACGCAATCTTTACCGTTCACTGAATTGACCAGCGTCGGCTTATTGATGTTACGGAATGCCTTACCAAAAAGCACAAACGTCATGGCATCCAGAATAGTGGATTTGCCATGACCATTAGCGCCAATGATTAGATTTGTTTTTGCGGAAACTAGATCGATCTCAGTAAACTGGTTGCCTGTAGATAGTAGGTTCTTCCACTTAACCTTCTTGAATGTTATCATTCTTTTGAATTTCTTTCACTCTTTCATCAAGGATCTCTCTAAGAGTATTCCTTGTGATAATACCATCGTATTCAAGTCTTGCTAATGCGCCTGCTGCTGTAGGATCACAAAACTCATTTAGTGTTAGCCCTAACTTCTTTGCTCTTGGCATAACTTCATTAGTCAGGATAGCATAGCACTTTTCCGATATCTCTGCTTCACTCATGGAATACCCATGAGTTGCTTGTATTCGTTGAGACGGTATTCAACATCACCAATCTCAAGAATAATGTTCTCACGATTCCTATCACTCATACCGAAACGCTTGACCTTACAAAGTTCCTTTGTTAGTTCGGCCATCTCTTCAATGAGTTTATCATCGGCGGCACCGATGTGTGCGTATTCAGGGTTCATTCCACATTCTCCAATGATATAGCTTCCACATATACTTCACGCATATAAGTTTTCATCTTATCATTATCTACAGGTAAAGTCAAGTTAGAAATGTAACTGTCGAGAATGGTAGGAGTGTCTTGTGCTTGATCTACAAGCTCATCCGGATTGGTATCGGTAAACATATTGATATCTTCAACGATAGAGATATCTGCTGGAGATTCCTGATGTAGCTTTTCCAGAAGCATATCAAACGCAAATGGATTCGACTTGTTCACACATACAATCTTAACATATGTGTCCTTATACTTGCTGTAATCTGTGGCCTGAATCTTCTCAATGATATCAGGATGCTTCACATCATCGTAAGATACCATATGAAAAATACTAAAAGGGTTACGATAGAAAGTAACTTCCAGTGTTTCTGTATCAAGTATTGAGAACCCGCGAGGATCGTTATAATCACTCCAAATGTGCTCAGAAAAAGCACCCAGATAGTGAATATTGTTGCGGCTACTACGGTGATGATAATGCCCACTGTAAACACTAACAAAGCGGCTAAAAATGCTAGAACTTTGTCCATGGTCTGATACTTGTCCTTTATAAAACTCAAAACCTTCCAGTTCTAAGTGGCCCATTAGAATGGGTGCTTTGCTATTGTTGATTGCGTCAAACGCTTGTTGCTCGTTATCCTTAGTAATCCAAGGCATAAGCAGAATCTCACACGCACTAATATTTAGAGTGTAAGGAGTAGAATGTGTGGTAATGTATTCATACCTATCACCAACCAACTCTTCAAGAGCATTGATCTTATATGTATCCTTATAATACTCATCATGGTTGCCAGCAATGACATGCATCGGAATACCAGCATCTTCGATCTTCTCAAGGAAGTCTGTGCGAAGACGATATGCGGTATTGATGTTTACATACTTGCGTCTATCTACCAAATCACCGAGATGAATGATATCGGTAACATAGTTGGCTTTGATTGTAGGTAGAAAGAATTCATCCACACACTTCTTGAAATAGTCCAAGAAGATTGGGGAATCATTCCTGACTCCCCAATGAGTATCGGTAATCAATGCTACTTTGGCCATTATGCCTTTTTCTTTCCTTGAGTGTTAGCTATATAGAGTTCATTATCGTACTTTTTTACAGCTTTGTCAAGTGCTTCTTGTATGCTAACTAATCTTTGTCTGTAGTTTTGTCTCAAGTGAACATTTTCCTTCTTATTCAGTAGGCTATTGATCAGGTGTTCAATCTGAAACGGCACTTCGTTGCTCATCTTTTTCTTCCTCATAAAATTTCTGTAAGCCTTCTTTTGTTTGCTTACGCTTTACTTTCTTTTCGTGTTCTCTCTTTTCAAACTTTGCCATGAAGTCATTGATATTATCATACATCTGAGTTGGCATCAAGTGATTATCATCATTATCTACAAGGAATCCAGAGTTGCCCGAGTTGACGATACTTTCCTGATAATTCTTATATATGATATATCTGTTCTTCTCTTCTTTTCCTATTCGTCTAAGAAAAGCATAATATATGATTTGTGTGAAATACGCAAATGGATTCTGTCCGATCTCTGGATTGTAATCTTTGAAATACATTATACAGTTTTCAATGCCATCGGATATCATCTCATCACGGTAAGAGTAGTTGATGAACCTTGGCATAGTGGAAAGTTTCTTTGCGATCTTGTAAATACACTCACCAATGTATTCTGGTAAACGTGGATCTTGTTTACCTTCAGCTCTTGCTTTCTGGACATTCTCTCTGTATTTTAGGATCTCTTCGTAGAACTTTTTGTTGTCTACATAATGCACTGTAACTTTTTTCATTCAATCTCACTTTTCTATTGACAAATGCTTGACAGCGTGGTATAAAGGCTATGTCAGCCATCATATGAATAACTTTAAATGGTAGTTAGAGACTTAAGCTTCTTGATTTGCTTATCGATCTGTTCTTTACGATTCGGCCATTTGATCATAGGCTTATCAGGATCTTTAGCTAGATTTTCCAATAGAGGCATAAAGATTTTATTAACAGCAGTCAGCCTCTGCTTCAGGTCATCCACTTGTTCCTGTAAAGAAGAATACTCTTTATTTTCCTCAACAATATCATTCTCATCAGCAAATGTAAATCCGAAGTCATCTTCATCTTCAAGATCAAGGTATATGTTTTTATCGTTTGCCATCAGTGTAAGCTTCCTTTATCATCTTTATTTCCAAGTAGTTCTTTAAGCATTTCAAGTTTTTCCTCATATGATTCATCCGATAAAGGATCATCATATTCGATGTTGTCTTTTGATTCAGCACTTAAAAAGTGTTCAACTGAATTCCAGTAATGATCGACCATTCCTTCAGCTGGTAGTGTCTTAAAAAGAACTTCACTTTTATCTATTTCAAATGTCTGATCTAGGGCAATCTTGGAAAATACCCATTGCATAAGAGAGATAGAAAGAAATCCAGTCTTGCTCCCTTTCAAGTATAGAATCTTGCAAGGATTAATAAGAACCATAGTCTTATCAGTTTCTTGAACTTCCGTTATTAAATCTTCACCACTTTTTAGTCTTAGAAACTGAATGTCTGATTCCATTATTTTTATCCTTTTAACTCAATCTTATAAATTTTGAAATTGAACTTTTCTTCCGTATATACTTTAAGACGTTCTGCAAAATGCTTTAGAGTATAGTTCTCATGTTTCTTGTATCGCATGTCATCTGCTATATCGAATAATTGTGCCGATTCTTTTGTATCAGACTTTCTAAGCCCACGGCCGATAGACTGTAAGTTTCTTATCCGAGACTTAGACGGACTAGCAAATATAATGTTATGGAGATTTCTAATATTGATTCCAGTGCTAAAAGTACCAAAACTAGCCACAATAATAGCGTTTGTTTCCGACTCAACGATCTTACGAACTTCTTCACGTATGTCAACATCTGTTTCACCACTTACGAAGAATACCTTTCTATCTGATCCAACTTTCTCGGAGATAAGATTATGGAGTATTCTTCCGTGCTTGTCAACGTACTGGAATAAGACGAGGGTATTTCCGTCGAGGGATACCGCAAGATTGCTAATGAACCTGTTACGGGACTCATTAAGTACCAAGTATTCAATTTCTTGCTGATAGGTGAAAGTCTTACTTGCCTGACAGATTGATTCACCATGTCTGAGAAGAAGGCACTTGATGTTGAACTCAGCCAGGTGCTTTGCATCCATAAGTTCTTTTGTGGTAATAACTTTTCTGACCGATCCAAAAAGGCCTTCAAGTACCAAGCGATGGGTCTTTGTACCGTCAAGGGTTCCAGTCGTTCCAATTCTATATCTTGCATTTGATAGCCCTGTCATAATATCTGTTAGAGATTTGGCCTTAAACTGATGCGCTTCGTCTCCGATTACAAAATCAAATTGTGCAAACCACTTCTTGGGCATCTTATATAAAGACTGCCAAGTTGAAATCGTCAGGAACTTGTCTGTGTCCTTGTCCTGACCCTGATAAACTTTATGTACGTTTGCAGCAACGTCCCAACCATTCGTTTCACTATACTCTTTAAAGTCGCCTGCTAATTGTTCCACCAAAGAAACGGTAGGAACAATGATAAGACCTCTCCTTAACCCTCTATGTTTGAGAAAACGAGATAGAAGATAAATAATAAGAGACTTACCACTTGCAGTGGGGCTAAGAAGTAAAGACCTTCGTGTACGAATTGCGTGAACAAATGCATCCAACTGATAATCTCTTGGAGCATGTTTCGGCCTTAGTTTTTCTACAAATTCTTTTGCTTCCGCTAATGAGAACTCTTCATCAAAGTCCTCATTTTCATAATCCCATTCATAGTTTCTTTCCTCACAAAACTTAGCTATGTACGGTACTAGACCGCGATAGAGTTGTTTCGTTCGGATATCAAATAAACGTATCTTTCCATCCCAGAGTCGTGCCTTGTATTGTGGAGTAAATTGATACCCTGGCACCTGGAATGTAAAGTTTTCACGAAGCTCATATGCTACACCATCTTCACAGACAATGCCAACATAGGCCTCGTTCACGTTTCTAATAATAATTTTACTGTCCACCTATAAACTTTTCCCAATCCATGAATGACTTAAGCTGCCATGTCCTGTTATTAAGTTCTTTCAGGACACTTTTACAGAAGTCTACAATCTCTTCATGCATAACTTTTTTCAGTAGTGTGTTATTTAGTTCAGTATCAGAATCGAGATAGTGCTGTAAATCAGCTCTGAGTACCTTCTTCATCATCGGTTCCAGACCATAACGCTCGAGGTCTTCTGGATTGTTTAGATCACCAGAATAGTATTCCCACTTGATCTTACGCCGTGAATTATAATCGGCTTGTAATTTTTTTGCTAAAAGATTGTGATGTGTGAGGATACGCAAATACTTGGCGTGAAGCTTCGATATGTTTGCCATGGCCTTCTGTGGTTCAGTTTCATCAAAAGAAACGTCTTTGATCCACTCTTCCATAAGCAGTTCTATATTCACTGGCGGTTTCATTCTATCTCCATTACAAAAAATGTATATTACTATACTACACTTTTAGGTAAATGTCAACTACAATCTTTCAATATCAAAATAATCATATCTGATACCAAGTTCGGCTGTGATAGTATTATCAGCAGAATCGGCCGTATTGAATGTTATACCACTGAGACTGACAGGATGACAGTCTTTGAACTTGAAACGAACATTAGGCAAGTTGGAATTTGTATTGATTGTCAAAATACCATCATAATAAATGGAAGCATTAGAATCAAAATGCTTGATATATTCTTGTACCTTTGTAGGACGAGCCACGCCTCTAAGCCAGTTGTATGTTTCTTGCCATGATCTTAAATCTTCATCAACAATAAAAGTGATTCTAAGTTCTTCATATGTTAGTTTAACACCATGACGAAACGTATCAGAAAATGGACTTGAAACTGGAACAGCGCCAGTTGATACACCCGGCATAACAACAGACTGACAAAAGTATTTGGCAAATGGAAGATTTGGTACAGTAAATGTATACTTAGTTGCCTGTAGCAAACTTGTATTTTCTGGAGTCTTAGTGATGAATGATTCTGTTGTCATTTGATACCTCTGGTAATATTTATATAAACAAAAAGGGCGGTGTTGCCACCGCCCAAGTTGTTACTGCGTCTCTTCTTATTATTAGGTAAGATTGCGAACGCGGAAGATACGGTAGTACTGGTTAGAGCGTACTGTATCTGTAATTGAGTCACTAAAGTCTGTAAGAGCATCTAGTCCCTTAGCAAATGGGTTAGCTACCATTCCGTAACGTGTCTTGAAGCCGATCTTTGGCTGGAAGGTATCCTGACCGATAGCGCGAACCATCTGGAGAGGAACGTATGGGCAGTAGAATAGACCAGCGTCATAAGGTGAAGTACCCTTATAACCAACTGTACATAGTTCGTCACCGTTTGATGAACCACCGAAGTATGGGTCGATGTAGACCTTTACACGGCCGTGCATTGTACCAGCGAAGGTATTGCCAGTATCGTCAACTGTTAGGTTAACGTTTAGAGCAGGTGTGTAGTCAAGAACACCAGCCATTGCTAGAGCAGAAGCAACGTCTGAAGAAACGATAAGGATATTACCCTTACCGCGTCTTGTTGCCTTAGAAATTGCATTGCATTCGCGTTCAATCTGGAATACAAGACCCTTGAACTTTTCAACTGACCAACGGCCGTTTGAGTCTGTATCGAGGTCGAATGTACCAGCGGTTGTTACACCGTACTGAGCGCCAACAACGGCTGAACGGTAAACAGTTCTTACAACTTCACGGTTGATTTCAGCGAGAATTTCTGTTGAAAGAATGTTTGCTAGTTCTGTCTCAGCGTCTAGACCGTGAACGGCCTTAAGATCCTGAGCAAGTTCCATTGTGTACTCTGCCTTTAGCGCACGGCTACGAGCAGTTACAGTTACCTTTTCAATGGAGAAGTTCATTTCAGCAAAAGCATTACCTGTGTTGCCATCGCCAAGAGCTTCAGCCTGTGATGTTGTCATACCCTTACCAGTTGTATAAGCATCATTGTTAGCTGTGTTAGAAACTGGGTTTGAACCAGTATGTGAACCAACACCTGTAAAACCTGCTGACGAGTTCTGTGATGTGAAGCTTGTTAGAACTTCATCAAAGAATGTTTCGTTTGTGCCACGATTTGTGTCACGGCGTGAGCGCATTGCGAAGATTAGTCCTGTTGGACCTGTCATTGGCTGAACGCCTGCAATGTCATAAGCCATTAGGTTTGGAAGAGCGCGACGAACCAAGCTGATTAGGATTGGATCGTAACCTGCAACTGGACCAGCAGCAGAAGCGCCGCCGCCAAAACCACCTGCAGTAAAGTTGGTTGGTGCAGATTCGTTAAGCATACGGCCTTCTTCAGCCATTGCCTTTTCTTGATTTTCTAGGACAAGTGCTGTAACTGCACGACGATATGAATCCTTAATTGGATTTGCGCCGGCGTGGTCAAGCACTGGTGCCCACTTCTGTTCTAATTGTTCTGTAAGATACATTTTAGTATTCTCCTTTAAAGTCTTACTTTATTAATATTTATAATTTCTTTATCTTAGCTGTGTTTTGCCAAGTGATCTAACATATGCAGCCATTGGCCCATTTAGTTCTTCAGAGATCATACCTCTACCATCTGTTGATGATTCAGCAGCATCTAGAACTTTATCGGACTTAACTGATGTTGAGAAATAGTTTTCCTTAAGAATAGAAACTTTCTGAGCATATTCGTCAGTGTCAGAGTATTCAATTCCTTCAGCAAGAGATTTTAGCTTCTCTGCCTGTGTATCTGTCAATCCATCACAAGCATTAAGTAAAATTTCATTAGACTTAGATTCGTTGAGCATCTTGCTTAGTGCTACACTACGCTCAATTTCCTCATTTAGTTTTTCTTCTAGTTCAGCAACCTTGTTACCCATTTCTTCTACAACTGATACTGCTTCTTCTGGAATATCAATGTAGTGTTCAACGAATAAGTTACGAAGACCAGAGATAAATTCTTCGGTTAATTCAGAACGAAGACTTGCTTCAATAGCAACTTCATTTTCTGATGTCCACTGTTCAACAACATAGTTGAGATAGTCATCGACATTTGTTGAAAGTTCTTCTTCGATACGACCAACTTCTTCTTCAAGAGTAGCAGCAAATGCTTCTTCAAGCACTGCAAGTTCTTCTGCAACCTTCTGCTTAACAGCAGCCTCAAAAATAGCTGTAGCCTTAGCACGGAACTCTTCTGATAGTTCTTCGCCAGCTAGAAGAGCGTCAACATGCTCGGACATGTCTACTTCGTAATTTTCCATTACATCTTCTTCTGATTCTTCAGTTACGAATTCAAAGTTTTCTTCGATTGCTTCAGCAATTTGATCTTCGTCCATACCTTCTTCAAGGCACTGATCGATGAATGATTCTAGTTCTTCGGAAAGTTCAACATCATCTTCTTCGTTGATTTCTTCCTGATTCTCTTCTGCAACTTCTTCAACATCTTCTTCCATAACCTCTGCCTTCTTCTTCATTGGTTCAGGCTTTGTTGCTTTCTTGACAGATGTATCTGTTTTAATGCCAGCAGCAGCCGCAGCACCAAGATTTGAACCATCAGTGCCGTTTGGTTGAATTACTGGATCCGCAAGCTTAGTAGCAGAACCAAGTGTTTGTGCTGGGTCTACTGACTTTGAGCCTGGCTTTAATGTAGCTGCTAGTGCTGTTTCTTCCTGCATAAGGACAGCTCTTGCTGCTTCAGTTAATGACTTTGCCATATTAGATTACTCCTTTATTTCTTTTATTTATATTATTTAAAGTTTTGAGATGTAGTTTTCAAAGATTTTCAAAGCAACTCCTTCAATATCGGCACTAGAAGCTTCTTTTAGCATTCTTCTAGCACGATCTTGATGCATTGCTTTCCAACCTTCATTAGTTAAAATCCATTCTGCATTTTCCATTATACCTTGGACAAATGCGTCTGGAGCTGAGGGATCAGCAACGATATCGGCCGCTGTAGCCAAATGAAAATCGTCCTGAACAAGTTGAAAGCCGTTGGCTGGCTTAAGAGACCCTACGCCTCTTGTTGACACACCTAGACTTGCTCCACCATCTAATAAACTTTTCACAATTCTTCCATTTGGAGTATCTAAGATTTTTGCTTTACCAATAAAGTTATTACCATCTGGTTTTAAGCTTGTGATCATGTGTGATACACGATCTAAGTTAATCGTTGGAGAATCTGGATGCCCAAGTTCTCCGAAAGCACGATTTTTTGTTACATAATTTTGATTGTATCTTTCAACTTCTTTACTAAGAACATGACGCGGATACACACGACCATTTCTATTTTGTTTTTCAGCCTGCATAAAGATGCCTTGAATAGAGTGGGTTTTACCACCTTTACCATCTTCTTCTACAAGATACTGAACGTTTAAAACTTCTTCTTTAATGAGTTTCATCTTTATAGTCCTAATGATTTTCTTTTTTGTAATGAACGCTTACGCTTCATTAATGATCTGGAAAGCTTTGCTCTGCGCTTCATCTTACCTTTACGGGCACCCATCTTTCTACGACGGCGTTCAGCAGCAGACATGCGCTTTAATGTTCCACCACGTAGAGTCATACCAGGAACATTAGACACTCTCTTGCGGCGTTGAATTTTACCACCGCGAATTCTAGCTCTAATAAGATTAATGCGGGCTTCGTCTAGTTCTTCTTCATTTATAGGTTCAGATTGTGATGGATGTCTTTTAGCGTACTCCCCACCTTGTATGTTAGATTTAGCATTATAAATAGATTTCTCTGCATAATCTTTGGTTATATAACCACCTTTTGCTGCATTAGATAATTTATTTTTAACCCTACTTGATTCATCATCTTTATCTTGAGATACTCTAGCATCATGTGCATTTTTTTCTAATTGATTGCGTTTTGCAATTACGGAATCATATGCAGTTTGAGCTTTTTTACCTATAGAAGAATTCCTACCATAATCAGTTTGTAATGTTGCTAAAGCATTTGTTGCTTTAGGAACTTCAATTCTATCGTAGTTATCAGCTCTCTTGCTTAATGTTTGTTTAGGAAGTTCTTTATTAGTATCTTCTTCTTTTAGATTATTTTTTGGAACAACTGTAGTATTAGGAAGTTGTTTATCACCTTTATCATCGCGATTAACTCTCTGTCCTTTTGGTGCTGGACCATTGTGTATTTCTGTAGGATCAATAGATTCTTCAATTTCATCTTCCGTAAGCTCTCCTCTAATTTTTTGAGAAGCAGATTTCATCTGTTCACACATCTTAGCAGCAACAGCTTTTTTTAATTCCAAAAGTTTCTTTTCCATAATTAATGGAACAGAATTATCGATCTGTTCTCCTATTTCTGTAAACTTGTGTTCTCTAATTAGCTGAACGATGTTTTTCATTATAGAGGTCTTCTGTTGAATGCATATGGATCTGCTGTTTGGCCTTGATCGTAATCTTCACCGTTCTTCTTCAAATCAATAAAGATCGTTACCAATTCACCAGCACCTAAGTTTGCTGTTGATATGAGTATGTGACCGTTTGAACTTGTCTCTGGATTTGGAATTGTTGCTCCATCACCCATACTTTGGAAATCATAATCGAATGATCCTGCGCCAAATGTGACAATCTCGGAGTTAGCAGCACCTTGCCACTGTAACTTTATCTTAGCATTAGCTGCTGCTACTTGACCATTGATACGCTTAATAGTGGTATTATACTTTGTTTTAGGATGAACACCAGACTGCATAATGTATCCATTAGCATTCAAAGCAAATGCTAATGTTGATACGTTGATCAGTAATGTATTAGAACTTTGTGAGCCATCGGAAACAATGACATACTTGATCAAAGCTCTCTTATTGCTATCAATAATTTTTTGTTCTCGAATTAAATTTGCCATCTTACTGCCTTACTGCGAATGTTAAAACTTTATTGAAAGATGTAGCACTTTCATTCAACATCTGTTCCATTTTCTTTTTATTGGTTTTGTTGACTGATTCGTACACGTTTAATAATTTTTTAGCTACTGTGTTATTTATAGTAATTTCATTTTCGTTGAATCGAATAGTTTGTTCCGATATATCGTTTTCTACAATTGACTTGATTGTATCCAATACGTTGGATTCTTTTTGTATCATAGATTGCTGG